AGTGTAAGAAAGACAAGTATCAAGAGCGTAGCCAACATGACGATATGGACGGCAAGGTTACATGCAGTTGTGGTAATAGAGTAGACCGTTGGAAGAAATATAAAGAGCAAGGTGTGGCGGAAGGCTTGGAGCAGATTAACGAATATAGAGACAAAATGTATCAATACATCAAAAGTATTGTTCCTACTTGGCCTGATTATGTTGTTCAAGATTGGTTATACAAAGGACGCGGTAAAAATAAAAATTACAATGTCAATAGTGATGTTAAAGGTGAAATCCTTGAAATGATCGCAGATGCAGGTCTAAGTCCCAATACCAATCCTTGGCAACTTGTTCCTGATATGAAATTTACAATGGATATGTTTGATCCAATGACCAAACAACGATTGATAGGTCGTGCCGGTGGGAGTAGTGATTTAGGTATGGGTATACCTAAAGATAAAGAAAGACACGCCACTCAGGCGGCATTAGCACAACAACAAGGTGGAGTGCGTAAAGAACCAGTGCTACTAATAAAAACCGCAAAAGGTTATGAACTATTAGAAGGTTGGCACAGAACTATTCAACACTTTGTCAAGTATCCGGAAGGTTATACAGGTCCTGCGTATGTAGCAGTGGCACAGGGTCAGCAAGGTGTGGCAGAAGGCAGCCTTATGGAAGGTCCCGAACTGGCATCAACATTAAAGCACATTGTAGACAACGGCAAATACATTACACAGGTCTATGACAACTTAAAGCAGATGGCCAAAAAGTTTGTTGACAACCGTGGCGATCTAAAAGGATTTGCCATGATGGCAGGCGGAGTGGGTAGTCGTTGGTACAACGATTTTTACTTTAACAAGTTACAAACCGAACTATATGCATTGACCAAACAGGCTCCTAAGTATGCCGCTGACTTACATGAGTTTTTAAAAGGTGCTAGTGAAGATCGAGATAGAAAAATCAGCTTTACTGAAATCAGTAGATCACTGCCCGCTATCTTATACAAAATGGGACAGCGCATGGGCAATAAAGAGTTGTCACATTTTGCTGCCAGCTGGAATAATCGTAGACAAGATTACGAAGCATACTTAGACCAAATTGAAGCAGAAGCCGGCATGGATGATGACAGTGGCTATTATGAACCATCTGTTAAACCAGAACGCGATCATACTAGTGGGAAGCAAAATGCACAGGCAGATGTATTAATTAATCAAGCAATTAAAGATCATATCCCTGCTAGACATCAAGGCGAAATTAGAAATATGATTAATAAATTGCCCATGAATAGTAGATTTGCCGCATTAGAAAAAGCAATTAATAAATTTAAAGCAGTAGAAGAAGAAGCAGCCGGTGTAGGTCTTGTTACAAAACAAAATACCACTGCTGATGTAGGTCCGGGCACATTAGGAAAAATGCTAAAAGCATTTAAATTGTAATGGATGAACTTGACTATATAAAAAAGTTAGCAGGCATTAGACCATTCCAGGGCCTTAAAGAATACTCTATCAATGATGGAAGTAATGTCAGTGTTACAGGTAATCAAAAGGGTGAACTTATGAAAAAGCATAACATCCAACCTGGAACTAAAGAATGGTTTAAATTATGGTTTAGCCGACCATACTTAACAGGCGAAAAGCCAATTGGAGATTGAGATGAGTTTTGAATTTGATTTCACAAAAGAAGGGTTGCAAACTGTTATACCTCATAACAAAGAAGTTGACTTGTGGTACAATGCATTGTATCAATATTTGCCACCATTTCATATTACTACACCTGCTCGTGTTGCAGGATTTGTTGCGCAATGCGCACATGAAAGTGCAGACTTTACAATCCTACAAGAAAATTTAAACTACGGTGCAAAAGGCCTACGCGGTTTATTTGGTAAGTATTTCCCCAATGATGATATTGCAAAGCAGTACGAACGCAAACCAGAATTAATTGCCAACAAGATCTACAGTGGTAGAATGGGCAATGGTCCAGAAGCCAGTGGTGACGGATGGAAGTTCCGTGGTCGCGGTATTGTACAGATTACAGGTCGTGCTAACTATACACAATGCAGTCGTGATCTATTCCAAGACGATGAACTAGCACAGAATCCAGACTTGCTACGCACACCAGAATATGCAGTATTAAGCGCCTGCTGGTTCTGGCATAAGAATTTGTTAAACCAATACTGCGACAGTGGTGATATTGTAACACTAACTAAAAAGATCAATGGTGGAACTATTGGTATTGAAGATCGTATTGAAAAATGGAATCGTGCGTTGGACGCATTTGGCGGATAATATGCTACTAAGAGAATTACTAACTGAAGGTGGTATACCGGATATTAATTACGGTATAGGTAAAAAGCCCGGCATGCTAGCCAAGGTAGGACCTAATGGGCAAGTGCCTCATGCCAAGTTGCATACTAATGTTAGTAACAGTAAAGCAAAGAAGTTGGGGTTGCCTCACACTGTTGAAGAGGATGGCAGTGAAGATGTGGCCTTTATTGGTAAATTAGAAGACAGTGGCAAGATAGTTAGGATACTCAAAAAAGCACACTCTGTCCAATTTAGCGATAAAAAAGGATGGTTATTGATCGACACTGATCCAGCAAAAGGTGCCAGAGGGTTAGGAGCTAAATGGATTCCAGCCGATACTAGATTTACTTGGGTCAAACCTTTCCGTGGAAATTTAGATGAAGTACAGTTTGGTGGGCAAGATGTTAAAGGAAATCCTTTATCACAGCTTAAAGAAAAGTTTCCAAACTTGTCTACTTTAATGTATTTTATTCCAGGACTTGGTCAAGCGTTAATGGTAGCAGATGTTGCCAGCCAAGTACAGATGTATAATCAAGCAATGGATAAAATAGAAAATCAGTATCCTATGCAAACAATCCAAGCTGTACAACAAAAAGTTGGCGATGCTGGAGAAGAATGGGAAACTCTAGAAGAAAACTTTGCTGATGGACGCAATCCGCAAGACAAAGGTGATAGTCGTAGACATGGCATTCCTAAACATGCCAGTTTATCTTCATTAGATAAAATTACACACCAAGGCGGGCGCAAAGGACAGCTAGCTCATTGGCAAGCTAACATGCGCAGAGGAAGAATGAAGGAAGATATAGATACACCAGATCTAGTTGATATACTAAGTGCATTTTTACCTTTCTGCATGAAATCATTAGAACTAGATCAGTTGCCAAAGATCAAACTAGTTAAGCGTATAGATGCAGGTCCACAGCCCACATTTGGTATGTTTGATCCGGATGCTAGTACAATTACACTAGGTATCAGCAATCGACATCCTTTAGATATCGTGCGCACACTGGCACACGAATTAGTACACTATCGTCAAGCAGTTGAAGATAGATTAAATGATGAAAGTGGTACAACTGGTAGTGATGAAGAAAACGAGGCTAACGCAGGTGCTGGTATTTTAATGCGTAGCTTTGGCAAACAGCATCCTGAGTTTTTTGCTGTAAAGCCTATATCCTTAAGCGAGGAAATGATGAGAATACAAGAACTAGTACAAGAAGATGCTACAGCAGGTGGTACAAGTGCAGGGGCAATTGCCACTGTGCCTAATCCACATGTAGCTGTAGGAAATATTAAAAAATACGGTAAAGGTGCACCAGCTAAGCCACCGAAGGCAGCACAGGCTTTAAACAAAGACGGTACTGCTAAAAATGCTCTAGACTTGCCTGGTACAAGTTTAATGGGCGGCAAACTAATCAAACGATAAATACAAAGATATTGGAGAATTCGCAATGCACGACACTTTTAACCAACACCCAGATGATCACGAAGCAAAAATGGCTCGTGCTGATCTATTTAAATGCGCACAGTACAGCTTTAAACTGTTCAAAATGATCCACGAGGACATGGAACTTGAGGGTTGGGTACAGGCAAAGATTACCAAGGCAGCTGACTATATTGCCTCTGTATACCACTACATGGAATACGAAATGAAGATCAGCGAGTACGGTGAGAACCTAGAAAACGCAGACATGTACTCAGAAAGTATTCGTCGTGTATTTGAGCAGAAACTAATGGAAGCTAAAAAGCAAGCTGAAAAAGTTAAAGCTACAGAATCTAAGTGTTCAGGTTGCGGCAAACCAATGCCCAAGTGTTCATGTGATGATAAAATTGACGAAGAAAAGTCATCAACTGGCGGTGAAATTACAAAGACTAAAACAGGTCTACGCCATACACACAATCCAGATAGATTTACAGATGAGCCACATGCAGAGCCAGCAAGCAAGGCCAAGTCAAAATCTGCTGCCGAAAAAGCAGGTGATAAGGCTCATGACAAAGCACAAGAGAAAGATAGCAGAGCATGGGGCAAGGCTAACCCAGGTAAGCAGACAATCATGAAGGGTGGTGTAAAAACTACTAACGAAGCTGCCAAACCTGATTTCTTAGACATGGATAAAGATGGCGATAAAAAAGAGCCAATGAAGAAAGCTGTTGCTGACAAGAAAAAAGGCGCAGTTAAAGAAAGTGATGATAAATGCAACCATACACCAAAAGGTAAGCCATGTCCAGTACACGGCCTAAAAGAGTGCAGTGGCATGTACGAAGCTAGTCACCAAGAAAAGACTACAATGAAGCATGTAAAGAACCCTACAGCAGGTGAAAAAGCCGCTGCCAAAGATATCAAATCAGGTACAGCAGGATATGCTGATCGTGTTGCTATGTTAAAGTCCGCAGAGAAAGACGGTAGATTAAAAGAAGCAGGAAAACCAAGTGCTGGTATGAGCGCAGGTGCTAAGTCAGCATTGGCTAAGAAAGCAGCCGCAGGTGGCGACATTGGTAAGCCAGGTAAGAGCTTTGACAAAGTAGCCAAGGCTGCCGGTGGTGGTGAGAAAGGTAAGAAGATTGCCGCTGCCGCTATGTGGAAAAACGCCGCGAAATAATCATGGACATGAAACGCATACTACAGGCAGTTGACGGAGTGGCATCGAAGCCTGTAGAGGGCGCAGGTGATATGTCTAAATTTCTCAGTGTTGTCAACGAAGCCGCTATGTATGGCGCGGCCACTACACCACCTCCATCAACATCACCATCAGGTCTTACACCGGCTCAACAACAGGCACTTGCTCCTTACTTGGTAAAAGATCCAGACGGATCTCAGTATTACGATTATCCAACTACAGATACAAAAGAGAAAGGTGCTATTATGGGGACCACTATTAAGGCTCCAGGATATCTTGCACAGATCAAAAGTCCTCAAGGTCAAGCAGAAGTTATTAAGCATTTACTAGCTACTACAGATCCTAAGAATGCCGTTAAACCAGCTAGCGTAACAAATACTTCAGTAGATGATAAAAATGTATTTCCAGACGGACTAGAAGAAAACACTCTAAGTAAATTTTTATCTATTGTTAAAGAAAACGATGTTAAGATAATTAGTGAAGGCAAAGGTTCTAGCAATAGATTAACCACTGCCGAATCAATGGTAATAGAACAGCCTGCAATTACACCACGCAAAGAAGTTACAAGCCCAGTTTTAAATGTTGATAAAGATGCTACGCCTAGCATGATTGGCAAATACTTTAAAAGTGTAGAACAAGAAATCAAAGAAGCTGAAGAGCGTACACGAGATCGTACCAAGCAATTAGCCGAGCGTGTAGCCAACAAGATCAACAATCAACGCATTGCAGAATTAAGCAATGACACATTAGCCAGCTATAAAAAGAAAGCAGGTGCAGATGCATCAGCTGCCGATAAAGCAGGTGACTTTGAAAAAGGTAATAAACGATTCAAAGGTATTACCAAAGCCACTATCAAGCAATTTGATAACGATTTAAAGAAACACAAAGATCCAGTTAAAGAAGCAGAAGGCACACCAAGTGGTGTTGCACATTTGACCAGAGAATTGTTGACACATATTGTACAACAATCTGGTAAAGAAGGTGCTCATGCTGTTGTTAAAAGTTTAACATGGGGCGACGGTGCCGCTAAAGAATTACTACACTTAATCATCGATGATCTTAAAGATGATATCAAAGGCATGGACGAAAGCAATCTCAGTGAAATTGCAAAAGGCCAGAAGGACAGCAATGACTTTACCAAGTGCTGGCCAGGCAAACATGCCGAAGGTACAAAGAAGGGCAAGAATGGTGGACAAGTTCGTAACTGTGTTCCTAATGAAGCAGTTAATTCGGCACAGCAGGCAGCAATTGCAATTGCTAAGAAGGCAGGTAAGAAATAATGGATGAATTAAAACAAGCAATGAAAGTGGCATTTGCCAGCGAATATGCATTTGCTATTAAATCACAGAACTTTCACTGGAATGTAGAAGGCAGTGATTTTTACGAACTACACTTATTGTTTGAAAGAATCTATGACGAAGTATATGGTGCTATTGATCCGTTTGCAGAAAATATTCGCAAACTAGGTGCATATAGCCCTGCTAGTTTTAAAAGATTTTCCATGCTTGCAGAGATTGATGACGAAATGGCCATTCTTCCTCCACAAGCAATGGTTAGAGAATTATTAGACGATAGCGATAAGATGGTCAAGTTATTAAAGATGGTATACGATGCGGCTGAAAGAGCCGGCGAGCATGGGTTAAGCAACTTCCTTGCTGAACGCATGGATGCGCATCGTACACACAGCTGGATGTTGAGAGCTACATCAAAAGTTAACCAAGAACACACCTTAGGACCGTAACCGTTTACGGTGTGTGGGCGGCTGCTGCCTGTACAAACGATTCGCTACCGTGGAATACTAAGTGAGCATGAATACTTATAAATTGGGGTTATTAAATGGATATTAGATCATTAATTAGTAAACTAGAAAATATTGATAGTTTAAATCGAGCACCTGTTGTAGAGGCAGAAGATCCTGCGGCAGTTATTGCCAAGTATACTGATAAACCCGATATGCCAGCGTATATTGACAGCAAAGATGGCAAAGTCAAATACATGGACAACAACATGGACACTGGCCAAAAGACTCCTAAGGTTATGCCTACAGATTGGATTGAGCGTTATGCTCCAGATCTAGCTGCCGCACTAAAAGCACAAGGCGGTAACAAGCAAGGGTATGGCGCACAGCAAAAAGGTGGATTATTTGGCATTAAAGGTCTTGGCAATTTTGATCAAGGTACAACTGTCAATACCAAACAAGCTGGCGCCGATGCTAGCAGTACTAAATTCATTGCAGATAAAGTAAAACAACTAAATGCTCTAGTGGCTAAACTAGGTGCAGAAAGTGGTGGTAATACTGATCCCACTGTTGGTAAAGTTGACTACAGTCTGGGTGGTGGAAGTGCTCCTGGTATGAAATTAAAAGAAAGTATACTTCGTGAATTTGGTTTTGATCTAGACGAAGCTGATGCTCCTACTTTTGCACAAGATGTGGCGGCTAGAAAAGCGGCCATGCAACCAGGTGGTGCTACAGAAAAGCAACCCGGAATGCCAGCAACCCGAGACGACTCGGTGGCAAGAATTACCGGTCAGGCTGCAACTGATTCTGCTACAGCTCCTGCTGCCGGTGGTAAAGATGCAATAATTAAACAAATTCAAGCAGTGATGGCAGAGTTAGACGGCGTCGAAGATCCAGAAGCATTAAAAGCAATTGCAAGTGCGCAAAAGGCTGTTGAAACTGCTAGTAAAAAACCAGATGCGGCAAAACCAACTACTGATACTAAGACAGATGGTCGTAACGAAATGGATAAGGCCAGCGATGCCGCTACTGCAAAAGGAATGGCTGCTAAGATTGCTCGCCTAAAAGAATTACTTAGAAAACAACCGGGACTAGCACAGGCCCCTGCAGGTACAGGTGCTGATACTAGAATGTCTGGTCCTACTACAACAGAAAGCATATTAGCTAAACTAAGAGCACTAGAAGAATCATTTCTAGCAGAAGACGATCGTGCAGAAGTTGATAAACTTTGGTCTGAAATACAAAAAGGTCTAGAAGACGGTACTGTCAGCGGTGACATGGCCAAAGAAGTAGATGCACTAGGCGCAGAAGTTAACAAGTATCAACAGGCTAATCCTAGCAAGGATGCTAAACCAGTTACTCCAGATGCTAAAAAGAAACCAGTTACCCCAGGAGGTAAGGCCGGTCGTAAAAATGCAGGTACAACAGCATACCAAAATTGGTTAAACAGTAAAGGTAAAAAAGTTGCAGTTGACGGAATGTTCGGTGACGAAACTAAGACAGCTGGATCTGATCCAGCATTAAGAAAAGATCCGGCATTTATGGATATGTTAGGTGTTGGCACAGCATACAATGTTATTCCAGGTCAAGGATTAAGTTTAGACAGTCCCGAATACCTAGCTATAATGAAAAAATATGGATTTGATCCTAAAACAGGAAATCCTGTTGGAGGAGCAGGTACTACTGGAACTAAACCATCAGCTACTCCAGGTGCCGCAGGAGGTGCTAGCACAATTCCAAATGATAAATTACAGCAAGCCATGCCACATGCTAGACCCGGTGCAGAATATTGGATCGACGGATATCGTTATGAAAAACAACCTCGAGGAGGGTGGCGTGAAACATTTAAGCCGGGCGATTGGGGATGGAATTCAAATCAAGCTAAAGCCAGTAACAAATATACCGGACCTGATAGTGGAGAGATTGCTGTTGCTGCCGATAAAGCTAAACAAAATCCAACTGATACTACTGCCGCTAAACCAGCGGCGCCTACACCTGGAGCGCCTGCTCCTATGTCAGCACAGCAACGACTAGCTCAACAAAATGTTGCAAGGGCAAAGGCAAAGGCAGACCAATTGGCCGCTGCCGGTCAAGATTCGGGGACATTTAAACAAGGCCAACTACAACCAAATGAAAGTGTTGTCAGCGAAGACAATGCTATCTTAGCAATGATCCGCAGTATTAAGATCTAATCAGTGCCACTGCCCTTGATAGCAGTGGCGCAATTCATGCCCTATGTCATGTTGCGTAGGGTTTTTCTTTGTAATAATAGTACAACTATTCTTTGCATCTTCCCAAAAACTACAAGCGTCGACTGTATAACCTAGTGTTTTACCATCACGCTTTTTAATTTCTGCGGCACAGACCTTTTGAACATTGTCTACTGGACGCCAAACAATAGTCATAGATTCGGTCTTGTTAGACTTAGTACTAAATGGCATTTCAGGATCGTCCCAGTCTGCATGGGCAAAATTGGACAACAATGCTAGGAGTAAAAGTGTGTGTTTCATAGTGTTATTATATTGCCAATTGGCGTAATCGTCAAATAGAACGGCAAGAATAATTTTGACTTTAGCCAAATGTGGCTATATAATAACACATTATTAGGAGAAACTATGTCAACTCGCATGTATGGTCCAGAAGAAAAAGCCAAACTTGAACGACTAATTAATGAAGGATCTACTGTACTTCGTGAAATTGAAGACCTCAAAGAAGGTCTCAAAGAAACAGTCAAAGCAGTAGCAGAAGAATTGGAAATTAAACCTAGCATTATCAACAAAGCTATTACCATTGCACACAAAGACAATTGGAAAGCCCACGAAACTGAATGGAATGATGTTGAAATGATTCTTGGAGTAACTGGTCACTTACCAGAAGATAAATGAACGAACTATTAAATCCTACTATAAAATGGATTAAAGAAGACTACGCTACACACCCAGTTCGATTTTGTCTCGAATTGTTAGCTTGGTTTATGAGTATATGCTGTACTGTATGGATGGGCTATACTTTACCTAATCCACCTTTTATAATTCTATATCCATTGTTTATGGTCCAATGTACTATATTTGCTTGGGCGGCATGGACACGCGGATCTACAGGCATGATTGCTAATTATATGCTGATAGTCACTATTGATCTACTCGCATATGTGCGGATGCTAAATAATTTATAAGAACAGTTTGATCAGCTATAAATGATCAGATAGGTATTTGCAAGCCATAATTTGCATAGGAGAAAAATTTGTACGTAGACGCATATTTTCAGCGAGATGCTGATATTATTAAGGTAGTTGAACGTAGTAAAGAAGGGAAACGTGTATTTAAAGAGTTTCCTGTAAAGTACACATTCTACTATCCAGATCAAAAAGGCAAGTACCAAAGTATATACGGTGACCCTTTAAGTCGAGTTGTGTGTAAAAACTCGAAAGATTTCCGTAAGGAAATGGCCATACACAATAATAAAAAGCTGTATGAGTCTGATATTAATCCATTATTTGTTTGTCTAAGTGAAAACTATCTAAATCAAGATGCTCCAAATCTTAATGTAGCGTTTTGGGATATTGAGGTGGACTTTGATCCAGAACGTGGCTACGCAAGTCCCGACGATGCGTTTATGCCAATCACTGCGATTGCTGTTCACCTACAATGGTTAGATACACTAGTATGTCTAGCTGTACCTCCAAAAGGCATGACTATTGCAGAAGCTGAAGAATTAGTTAAGGAATTTCCTAATACACATATCTTCGACAACGAAGCAGATATGTTAGACACATTCCTAAATCTTATTCAGGATGCAGATATTCTAAGTGGTTGGAATAGTGAGGGTTTTGATATGCCCTATACTGTTAATCGTATTACTAAAGTTCTTAGTAAAGACGACACACGTAGATTGTGTCTATGGGATCAATTTCCCAAGAAACGTGAATATGAAAAATATGGCAAAGCGGCCACTACATATGATCTTCACGGTCGTGTTCATTTAGACAGTCTCGAACTTTACAGGAAATACACATATGAAGAACGCCACACGTATCGATTGGATGCCATTGGTGAAATGGAAGTCGGAGAAACAAAAACAGTCTACGAAGGCACATTGGACCAACTATACAATAATGACTTTAGAAAGTTCGTCGAATACAACAGGCAAGATTGTGCCTTGCTCGACAAATTGGATAAAAAGCTCAAGTTTATAGATTTATCAAATAAACTAGCACATGAATGTACTGTATTGTTACAGACAACAATGGGTGCTGTAGCAGTTACTGAGCAAGCTATCATTAACGAATGTCATCGTCGAGGTATGCAGGTTCCTAATCGTGTTAAAATGGATGACCGAGAAGGCAATGAAGGTGCCGCCGGTGCGTATGTTGCTTATCCTAAAGAAGGAATTCACGACTGGATTGGTTCGCTAGATATTAACAGCCTGTATCCGTCAGCAATTCGTGCTCTTAACATGGGTCCAGAAACTATTGTAGGACAACTGCGTCAAACTGCTACACAAGAATATATTGATAATCTTGTAATTAACAAAGGTAAATCATTTGCCGCGGCTTGGGAAGGTATGTTTGGATCCATTGAATATACCGCAGTAATGAATAAAGAAATAGGTACTGAAATTACAGTTGACTGGGAAGACGGATCTGTTGATGTATTAAGCGCCGCGGAAGTATACAAATTAATTTTTGAAAGCAACCAACCATTTATGCTCAGTGCAAATGGTACTATCTTTACTTACGAAAAAGAAGGTATTATTCCTGGCTTGCTAAAGCGTTGGTACAGCGAACGTAAAGAGATGCAGGCCAAATTAAAAGACTGTATTAAATCGGGGAATAAAATTGAAGAAGAATACTGGGACAAGCGGCAACTGGTTAAAAAAATTAATCTTAATAGTCTGTATGGTGCTATTCTTAATAGTGGATGTCGCTTTTTTGATAAACGGATTGGTCAATCAACCACACTTACTGGAAGAGCCATTGCAAAACATATGGCTTCCAAAGTAAATGAAATTGTTACCGGAGAAAATAATCACGTAGGTAAAGCTATTATCTATGGAGATACTGACTCTTGTTACTTTTCAGCTTATAAGACATTAAAGAAAGATATTGATAAAGGTCTTATCCCTTGGACTAAAGAAAATGTAGTTCAACTGTATGACCAAATCGGTGAAGAAGTTAATACCACATTCCCACAGTTTATGTTAGATGCATTTCACTGTCCAAAGACACGTGGCGAAGTTATCAAAGCAGGTCGTGAAATTGTTGCTATTAAAGGCTTGTTTATTACTAAGAAACGTTATGCTGTCCTTTATTATGACAAAGAAGGTAAACGTAGTGATATTGACGGTAAGCCTGGCAAAATCAAAGCCATGGGTTTAGATCTTAAACGCAGTGATACACCAGAGTTTATTCAAAACTTCCTAAGTGATGTTTTAGAAAAAGTCTTAACAGGTGCAACTGAACAAGAAGTCCTTGACTTTATTACTGACTTTAGGACTGAATTTAAGAGTCGCCCTGGTTGGGAAAAAGGATCGCCTAA